TAGAAGCTCACGAACTCATCAACAATCGCTCAGAAGAAAAAGACCGTATGTATGGCCCTTTCTCTGAAGGTATGGATCGAGCCTCGATGATCTTTAATGGTATGACTGGCTTAAATGTCACTGGTCGCGAAATGTTTATGGCACTTATTGCTCTTAAATTTTCACGTGAAAGTTATAATCATAAGCGTGACAATTTGCTCGACGCAATCGGCTACATTCAAGGTCTAGAGAACTATATGAATGAATTGACAAATTATCCAATGGGAGATGAGTAGTCAACATCGAGTACATCACAAAACATACGGGCCTGGCACAATTGTCACATTCTATGAATTTTACAACAACACTTTTGTAGACGTTCAATTTGATAATTATCCAGAGCTAATGTATCTGCAATATGAAAGTTTATCAATAGAAGAAGTAATATAATGAAAGTAGCAATCACATCAGTCTTTTCAAATTTAACGTATAACACCAAGAACCACCGAGGTTTAGAGGCAGTTTATTTCAAACAACTCCTAGAGGAAAATGGTTATGATGTTGAATTGATTGGCAAGAAAAACAAAAACACAGCCGAATTTGATTTCTATGTTGACTATTCAACTGCAGACTGGAACTCATACGATGCAATTTTTATTCAATTGAGCACTGCCAATTTCTTTGGTGGCGTTGTTGGAGAACACACAGAGCCAGTTGCAAGAGCACTTGCTGGATATACTGGAAAAATCTATGCACTTGTAAATGATCCTAGAATCGATTTCTTGAATCCAGTTAAGGCATTAAAGAGATTTAATCTATGCCAAGATCTTGAAACTGAGTGGTCCAATATCATTGAGAATGCAACCTATCTATTTCCTGGTAAAAACATCTCTAAATTTCTTGGAAGGACTCCTAAAAATTGGCAGCAATTAGATTGGTTTACATATATGTTCAAGCATCGAATGGCAAGCAAGATGGATTCAAAGCCAACCAATGCGCTATTTGATTTTGAAGCACCTAAAAAAGAATGGGATACAATCTATTATGGAGACAACCGTGCAAGTTTTAGGGAGCAACAGATTAGAAAGTATATGCCAACTGGAGAAAAGAATCTTTTGATCGGCTATAAGACCCAAAAGGTAAATGTTTCTTTTGAAAAGAAGATGGAGCACTCAATTCTTTTGGATACAATTTCAAAGAGTAAGGCAAGTTTGATCATTGGCGATGAAGAACATTTGGATAATGTAATTACATACAGATTCTATGAAACGATGGCAAGCGATTGTCTTGCTGCAATTCAAATTGAATATGATCCAAAGATGGAATTAATCCAAGATCCAGTCTTACGAGAAAAACTCTATGTTAAATCAAGCAAGGATGTTCAAAATTTGGTGACATCTTATTCAGATGATTTAATTGCTCGTCAAAAGAAAGAATTAAAAAACATTTTTGATAGATTGGATATAACATTTAAAATAAATTAATAATGGCAAATATAGATAATGAATGTAAAGATCTAGAAGTTCATGACTTTTATGATCAATCGACTACACACTTAGAAGACATTATGAAGCATCAGAAGGAGATGCAAGAACAAACTTATGGTTTTAAATTTGAGGATATGTCTATCCGCGAAATCATGAACTTCTGGCACGTTAACACGCACGCAGTAATTGATGAATTGCACGAAATGACCGACGCTCTTGGTGGTATTAAAGATGGAAGTGGTAATGCAGTATGGAAATACTGGAAGAAAGACTTCTCTAAATTTGAAACCATGAAGATTACTGATCTCACTGAAGACGATCGTAAAGAACTATTTATGGAATGGATCGACGTACTCCATTTCTTTATTAACTATGCGGCATCAATTGGCCTCGATGCTAAAACAGTTTACAATTATTATTTCGCAAAAGCAGAAGAGAATAAAAACCGTCAAAAGAGAGGCTACTAATGATTCTAGACATTGAACAACGCGATAAAGACATTATCATATCTTATTATGATATTGAAGGTAAAGTTGCATTTAAACAATATCCAATTTCACAATTCCAAAACTGGTATATTTGTGATGAGAAAGAACGCGGTGTAAGTACTGAATTTAAGAATTGGGATGGTCGTCCTGTAAAGCTTGGACCAGGTAGACAATTTAATAAATTTTCATTAGTATATTTTATTGATGGTCTTCCTGAACGAGATAAACAGGAATTGTTGGCCTATAATATGCCAAAAACATACTTCGTAGATATTGAAACCGAGATTGTAGATGGATTCCCAAAAGCTGAAGAAGCCAAATCAAGAATCCTAACTTTCTCAATCATCACTCCAGATAAGAAAGCAATTGTACTTGGTCTAGAAGATCTATCACAAGAGCAGATTGATAAAATCGAAAAAGATACCAATGAGTACTTTAAAGATTTTGATCAAGATTGGGAGTTTAAATACCATAAGTTTAAGACTGAATATGATATGGTATATACATTCTTGATGAAGTTCTTACCTAAGTTTCCAATGATGACAGGCTGGAACTTTATCAACTATGACTGGCAATATATTGTCAACCGATGCAAAAGATTGCAAATCGATATCAATGAAGTTGGTATGACACAGACCGTTGATAAAACAGATTCCAGACCTTTACACATTGGTATTCTTGACTATATGCAATTGTATGATAAATACGATCGTAGTGTTAAAGTAAAAGAGTCTAACTCACTCGATTATGTTTCTAGTCAAGTACTTAATGTAAACAAGATTAAGTTCACAGGCTCACTCCAAGACCTTTATAGAGACAACTTTACAAAGTATGTTTATTATAACGTAGTTGACTCAGTATTGGTTTATTATATCGATCAGAAACTGAAATCAATGGAAGTCTTATTGACATTGTCAAATATTACAAAGATGCCATTGTATAAAGCAAGTTCTCCAGTAGCAATTACTGAGGCCCTAATGGCCCGTAAATTGGCAGAACAAGGAATGCGAATCGGTACCGAACATCGAGAAGATGGCCAAAAAGACGGACAATACGTCGGAGCATTCGTTAAAGAACCAATCGTAGGATACTATGAAGGAATTAGTGCATTTGACTTTGCTTCACTATATCCTTCAATCATGCGTCAGTTCAATATTTCACCAGATGCTTATGTTGAACAAGTCTATAAAAACCAAATCAAAGAACGAAGAGAGGACAAAGATGTTATTGTTTGTGACAACGGAGTAGTATATAAGAAAGAAGACAGTATTCTTAAAAAGATATTAACAGATCTATACGATCAGAGGAAACAATATAAGAAAATGTCGTATGATTATTTCACAAAGGCCGACCAACTTAAAAAAAGATTAATATAATAATTTTACTTTAAAGGACTCATAAAAATTGTAAATTAGATATATAAGTTATCTAAAAACAATGAAGAGGCCTTTCGCAAGAGGGGCCTCTTATCGTCTAAAAAGAATAACAGAAAAAATGAAAAAAATGGAAAATAATAATTCTAATTTATTTAAAGAAAGAATTGAATACAAGCCATTTGAATATCCAGTTTATTACACAGAAGGTTGGTTAAAACAAATGCAAGCATTTTGGTTACACACTGAAATTTCAATGCAAGGGGATGTAAAAGATTGGAACGAAAAATTAACGGCGGCAGAAAAGAATTTGGTAGGAAATATTTTATTAGGTTTTGCCCAAACTGAATGTGCAGTTTCAGATTATTGGACTGGTATGGTTACACACTGGTTTCCAAAACATGAGATCAAGCAAATGGCAATGGCATTTGGTTCTCAAGAAACTATTCACGCAACAGCATATTCATATCTAAACGAAACACTTGGTCTTGAAGACTTTTCAGCCTTCTTACATGAGCCAGCAATCGCAGAGAAGTTCGAAATGTTAACTTCAACTGAAGCGGATTGGACCCACGAAGACTTACAAAAATCTGCAACTGCAAGAAAACAAGTTGCTAGATCATTAGCAATTTTCTCAGCGTTTGCTGAAGGAGTTTCATTATATTCATCGTTTGCGGTTCTATATTCTTTTCAAATGAGAAACTTATTAAAAGGAATTGGACAACAAATGAAATGGTCAGTTCGCGATGAATCACTACACTCTAAAAAGGGCTGTCAGCTATTTAAGCACATGACCGCCGAATATCCTGAATTAAAAGAGGACGTAAAAGATGATGTGATTCGCGCTGCTGAAC